CATTGGATCCGCTGGAGGTAAATAGGATCTCACGCCTCCCATATTCGGCGATCGAATCTACATCCGAAGTCCAGGCTGTTATTTTTGTTTGCCCCTGATCAGCATCATCCTCATAAGCCACGCCCACATAATTATCCATTGAATCAATATTGACCCCCACCGACCATAATCCGACATCGATCTTGATCTCTGCCACGAAACCCCACCAGACCGCATCACCCTTATCGGAGAATATCTGCACCGGACAGCGTGCATATTCCGCCAGTTCCCATAGATCCAGCTCGGTCCCGGTCACATAGATTTCTTCCAGCTTAGGCCCGCCAATCACCGACCAAGAATATGGGCCAATTTTAAAAATTACCGATAATGTGGTCAGAATTGCTGAAAAATCACGCTTCCAGAATACCGCAGTACCTTTCATAATGTCTTCCGCCGTGGGTGATAATAAAGTTTTACGGAGATAATCCGGAGAATCTCGGCTGTGTCCCCGGTCGAGCTGTGCATCAGGAAATATAATCGCTGCTTTTTCCCAGGATAGAGACCGATCGGATTGCCATAACCAATCAGGATCCCGGCCTTGTCGTCTCCTGCGCCGTTATCGATGTAAGCATCCTCATTCACGCCATCATCTATCCGGCGCATTCCAGCATCCGCCAGCCATCCAAAGGCGTGATCTGCAGGAAATCGAGATAAACATCGATCGGGGTTCCACCAATCGCCTGGCCGGTCATGATCATGGTCAATGCTTTCAAATTGGTCTGTCCAAGCAGCCAGGGCGGTAATCTTAATGTGAATAGATCCCGGATCTGATAAGCTCTCGAGGTATCCAATATCACCTGGCCCGATTGCCAGATCGTCGTACCGGAATATTGGAGCTTGATCCGATATTTGACATTCGTATGAGCTGCTCCTTGAAATCGTGCCAGGAACTTAAAATATTGACCCTGGCAGGTATCCAAAAAAGCATCCGTCAGCGCCCAGGTGAACATAGTCGCTTCTGCGGCTGTTGATAGCGTAGCTTTCATAGAAAATGCACCAGAACTATTCCCATCGCCTGTTGCCGTACCGGTCGTAGAGCTCTCCCCCTCCAGAATATGGACAAAATTAGCCGGGTCGGTCCAGTTCTGCCCGATCCATAATGTAAAAAGCCGGGATGAAGCATAAGTATTGATCGCTTCCAATCGGGTCGGTCCAAGTAAATCCCCCAGCACATCTGCCGCCGCAATCTCGACCCAATTATCATGATGATTAGGACTGGCTCCCCCTCCATCATCATGATTGTAAACCGGTAATGCGGTCAGAACATTGGTTCCATTTCCATTGGAAAGAGGCACCTGGATCTCATCCAATGCATCCCAATAAGGCTTGTGTTCTACGATGATCGTTGCGACCACTAAATTATGCCGCCAGGTGGATTCCAGTATGCTATCATAGATTACCGAACCACCCAGGAGCTTCGACATCCATGCATCCCCGGTATCATCCACTTCATAATAAAACCAGGCTGCCTGGGCATCGTCTTTATGCCGTTTTGCATGCTCGAAGGCCAGCCGTATCGCAGTTATTTTTGAATGCAGATCGGGTCCTGACGATCCATTGATCCGGATCTCGAATTGGTCGCTGATGCTCTCCATGCCTTCATCGGCCGTCTGAGGATAAAAGCCACCCACCACTTCATATCCATCGGCTTGAAAATCCAGGGTGGTCAATCCATAAGTTAAATAAAGCTGCATGCTCATCGCTGTTTCCTCTGGATTTCTTCAGCCACGTAGCGTGCCTGGCGACGCTTGTCCATCTCTTTTTCAGGTGTACCCTGGATGGTGATATAGATCGGGGCTGCAGCCGGCTGCAGCTGATTCCCATATCCTCCAGTTGCCATCCCACCTCCTCCGCTATCATTGACCCTCTCCAGCTTCATCGCCATTGTTGGCAGTTTGTAATTGGATAAATTGGACATCGCATCTGCAAAGCCTCTCGATCCCATGTTTGCTCGGGAGACTGAATTTTGAATGGTTGCAAGCAAATCCCCAAATCTTTCTGATGGGGTTACACTAACATATTCTGGCTTGTTATCCTCCCCCGCCACAAACACCGTTGGTTTCTTCACCCATCCTTCGAAGCCGGTTGCTACAGGAATATAGGGTGTACCTGGATGCCAAACCCCACCTTCAAAAGTTGGGATCGGATCACCCGTCACGGTCACGTGAATGCCCACCTCATGCTGTCCTGTGATTTTATCGATTGCCTCCGCAGCTGTGTCTGCGGCAGTTGTAACACCATCCACATCGGTCACAACTCCATTCATCCTGGCTTCAAAACCAGCGTAATCGCCCGGATGATTTCTCAGCCAATTAATTGCTTTATCTGTCGACATCATTGCATTCATCGTCGCTTCATCGATCAATCCCCACTTCATAGCAATTCTTGCAAAGGCTGTCGAATCGCTGAAACCCATTGCTGCCATTTCCTGCGCTAGAATTCCCAGGATGATCCGCTTGGTATCTTCCTCGTGAGCTGTGGCATTCTCGTCGTACTGTTTTTTCAGTTCCGCGTATGTACCTTTCAACTCTAATATCTTTTCGCCCAGAGGATCATAACCATCCTTAATTGCTTTATCGATTTCTCCCTGGATTTCACCCATTTTGGTATTTAGATCGCCTTGGGTCGTGATGAATTCCTCCTCCTGCGGTCCAAGCGTGCCGTTGATATATTCGTTCAGTCGACTTATTGATCGCTTTGCTGTCTCATTAGCCACTGCTAAATTATCTATTTTTCTTTTGGCTCCTTCAATCTGCTTGGTATATTGCTCGATAAGCAAGTCATTCTCCGCTTCACGAAGTTCATCATTAACTCTTCCGGCGGCATCAGCCTCACCATATAAGCTCGGTATAATTCCTTCAGTCGCATCTCCTAAGGCTACTACTGCATCTTTAACTCCCCAAATACTATCCATTGCTTCTTTTTGTTTTGCAGCCGACCACCCACGTCCAGAAAATATCTCTGCACCCGCAATGCCAAATAATCTAACAATCCTGGTCGCTTCTTTCAATCCCGCTAATCCCGCATTCAAATTAATGAAGGCTTTATCCAGACCACTGATTCCGTCCTCGGCATGTTTGGTGGCATCATAAGTGCCCATCAAAGTTTGCATTGTATCTACCAGAATTGGTATCAGGTCATTTCCCAAAGTATATTCCACTCCTTTAACCGCATCTTCAAAATCGTCCATCGCCACTTCATATTCACGAGACGCTTTTATCGATTTTTCAGTGACAATCATATTGTCAGAAATTGAATCAGCCTGATCTCTAAGCGCCTTCCCACCTTTAGCTAAAATTGGAATAAGATCGCCAAAGGATTTCCCATATTTCTTAGTGGCTTCTTCCATGAAGGTTGATTTATCTGTGGCATTAACATACTCGTCCGCGATCTTTGCCAGATTATCAATGGATGGAGTTATGCCCTTCTTATTCATAAGTTCCATAGCGGATGTCGCTTCGTCTATATTTAATCCCCAATCATCTGACACCTGAACAAGTCTACTGGTCTCCTCGGCACTTAATCCAGTCAGTTGCATCGTTTTGCGTATTTGATTGTTATAGGCAACTGTCGCTGCTACTGATTTCGCAGATGCTGCTGTGAATGCCCCTAACCCGGCTGTAGCCAGGAGAAGCGGATTAGTTAGTAAGTTGAATGCCGTACCTAATGCTGGAACTTGTTTCTTGAGCTTATCAACTTGTGTACCCAAAGCCTTGAGCGCACCCCCCGCCTTCCCCGATTTATCCTCCATGCCCTTCATGGCACCCTCGACCTTGCCGCGTGCCTGTGCCAGGTCGCCGTCTAATTTATCCAAGGTGGCCCTTATGGAAACAAATGCTTCACCGAGCTGCGATTCACTGCCCATGTTTTACCGTTCGCTGAACTTTAGCCAGCTTATTTATATCCACAGTAGCTTTTTTCATCCGATTTGCTAGCTGCTCAAGATTTAAATTCTTGGTCATATTCGCAAATTCCTGCCGTCTCTTTTCTAACTCTTTTCCATGTAATGGTTTCGCCGGCTTTGTATCCAACAATTGCTTGAGTGATGGTATCCGCTTGGCGCGCATCAGTGTAGCCATGCTCCAGGCCTGAATAATGTCCAGTTCCTGGCGACGCTCATCACGCCAGATGGCTGCTTCGATCGCCATGAGTGCCTCCCGCGGCGTCATATCCCAAAACTCTGCCACGCCGATCCCGCAGCGCAGCGCCTGTTTCAGGAGCCCCTCTATATTGAAGGGCTCCTGACTCAATTTGGGTCGCTGTCACCCTCTACGGCATCATTCTCTTCATCAGCTTTAAAGCTGATCACGTTTGCCACCGCCTCCATGACCGGGTTGATTGCAGCCATGAATCCAACTTCATCGATGATATCGATGGCATCATTGTTCGAAATAGGCCGTCCGCCTGTGCGAGCATCCATCCGCGCTGCTTCCATTCCGGAGCGCAGCAGCGCCACCAGCTCGGTATAGCCGATGGTATTGGAGACAAATCCACGCATGATAACCGAGGTACTCTTGCCCAACTGCTGCTCAACATTGAGTAACGCCCGGATGGTGAAGAGTAGGTATACCTCGCGGTCTTTGACGTGGATAACACCCTCACCCCGTGCCGCCATCAGCTCCCGACCTCCTCAAAGAATCCATCCACGGTTAGGGATAAGGAGCACTTCGCTTCGCCCTGGTCCGGGAATGATTGGCTCATCGAGTCGATCTTGGCATTGGCAGTTCCGAGCACCACGCCTGCCTCTTCCCACGCCACCAGAATCAGATCACCATTCCGGTTGGCATTACGCAGTGCCTGATAGGTCGCATCGTTCGGCACGTATAGGGCATCCATCGAGATCTTTGCCGAATAGCGCCCGGGCAGCACGCGCTGAGCTCGGCTGTCCTTGCTCGATATATCGATCGTACCCGTCGCCTCTTCGATCGTCGCATCCCTCTGGCTGCCTATGGCCATTAAGGCCGGCACTCCCGGTGTCCCAATGTTGACTAAAATAAGTAATTCTGTTCCATTCATTGCCATTGTCTTACTCCTTCTGAGCCTTTAGGCTCAAACTTATGATCCGACCGTAGAAATCCTTTTCATCGGCTACGATCGGTCCAGTACAATTTGAAAGTACCCATTGATAGCCATTGATCGGCAGATTCTGCCTGTGCAACAGCGCATACACCCGTTCGGCTATGGTTTCGATCACCACTGCTGATCCATCCGACTTAGCATAGCAGCGCACGTCACGGATCAGATCCCGCCCACGCGTGGTCTTGGTATCCGACGGCGCCTGTGTGACTTCACCAGCTGTGACGATAAATGGCAGCCCGGTGTCGCCTGGGGCAGGGTCGGTGGTGAATATCGCCGGTAATCCTTTGTAGGTTGCCAGCAACGCGGTCAGGATTGCATCACCTGCCAGTTGGTCGTAGATGGCAGCTGTAAGAATGCTCATCTTCCACTCAGCAACTTCACGATCTTGTCTGCATTCATAAATACCGCCGGTCTCAGGAACGGGTGCGCCGGCCACTTTTTCGTGCCTATCTCGATGTAGAAACCGTGACGCCGTGATGTGCTCGAAGGACGCACGCCTTCGTTGATTACCACTTCATTCGTCTTCGCCTCCACTTCATAGCTCAGCAATCGTGCCACCAGCTTGCTGCGGTAAGCCGCCCCCCATTTCGGCTCATCGATCGCCAGCAGGCGTTGCCTGGCATCCGTCTCCACGAACTTTCCGACGATCTCTCCGTTCTCTACCAGGTCGGCGATTAGATTCTTCTTGAGTTCAGCCGGGTTCCATTTCAGCATCAGCTGCCCTCCTCTTCCGATGACTGCTCCTTCTGGCGCTCGCGACAGTCGATCTCGAGGTGCTCGTCTGCCTGCGAAGGGTTACGTGTGGCATCGATCTCCACTACGATCTCGCCGGAAGCTGATGTGACGTTGGCTCCATCGATAATCAAATTTCCAGGAGAGATCATATCGCCTCTGACGATATCCTCTCCAGCCACG